TATTTGTTTTGTACTTTATACGAACCCGTTAGAGTTTTGTGAGTATAGACGTTAGCCCTCGTAGGCTCAATGCTAGGAGATGTGCCATTACAAATAATGGAGCTAGAAGCGTTAGGAGCAACAGCCAGCAAATGAGCATTGCGGAGTCCACTACCAACCATGTCAGGTGCTTCACCCCGACTCTCAGCAAGCCCTTGACTCGCCTTAACAGCCCTATTCTTGATGTGTCTAAATACTCTATGGTTAGTCGAACTCGCGAATAAGCCCTCAAAAGGTTCGTTCTTGCTTTGGAGGTAACTATGGAACCCCATCGCTCCAAGGCCAATGCTCCTTTCTCGATAAGCTGAATAAGCCGATTTTTTATATCCATTCTTTCCCTCCTTAATATAATTCTTAAAACGATCTGCGTTCGCTCTGTAAGTTCCTAATTCGTTTGTATCTACTGCGCTATCAATAAAATGTTCAATAACATTATCCAACATGGTTACCAAGTCTTCTATAAATAACTCTTCAGTTTCCCAATCGTCAAACTTTTCTAGGTTGACACTGGATAAACAGCAGACTGCGGTACGTTCTTCGTCAGTCGGTAAAGTTATTTCAGAACACAGATTACTTTGGCGTACCTGTAGTCCCAAATCTTTCTGTTGTTGTGGTAATGCTTCGTTGCAGTTGTCTATATTAACAATGTAAGGCTCACCAGTTTCAGATCGTGTGTGTAGTATCTGCCACCATAAATCTCTTGCGCTTACACTCTTGACTGCCTCTTTACTTTTTGGGTCAATCAATCTCCAGTCTTTATCTTCTTTGACTGCTTCTAAAAATTCGTTTGTGATGTTAACTCCGTTATGTAGATTCAGACACTTACGATTTAAGTCACCTCCTGTAGTCTTACGCATTGCGATAAACTCTTCTACTTCAGGGTGACTAATATCCATGTACGCAGCATAGCTTCCTCTGCGTGTAACGCCCTGATTAAAGGCGAGCATTTGAGAATCTACAACGTGCATGAAAGGGATAGAGCCAGTAGACTTGCTACCGTTAGAAGTGCCAGTACCGTTACTGCGAACATCGCCCCAATATCCACCGACACCTCCACCTGCGCTCGCAAGCCATATGTTTTCATCGTAATGATCAGATAAGCCAAACCTTGAGTCAGGAACATAATTAAGAAAACAGCTAATGGGAAGACCGCGAGTGGTTCCCCCGTTAGAAAGTATAGGGGTGCTAAACATAAACCAGCATAGACTTGCGTAGTTATAAAGTCGTTGTGCAAGATCATAGTCAGTCTGTCCTTTGTACGTTGCGCCAAAGACCGAAGCCCTTGCAAAAGCTTGTTGTGCATATGTTTCATTCTCCCAAAAGTATCTGTTTTGTAATGTGTTAATTGAAAATTCACTCAGTTCTTTTTCGCGACCTAAGTCTATCTGAATCCCAAGGTATTCCTGTGTCTTCAAAGTCATCTTCATATTTCCTTTTCTTTGATTTAGTTTTTTGTTTGTGTTTGGCTTGTTGGTTGCGGTTAAATTTAGCAGTCCGTTCCGCTTTGCGATCCATCACTTGTAGTTACCTCCGACTTTCTATGTATCTCTAATAGTTTATCTTCGTAATATTTAGCTTTCATTAAGTCTTGCGTAGGTGTATCTTTGTATTTAAATCTCCATCTATATTTAAAAGAATTACCTCGCAAGAAACCTACGAACTCTTCTTTCGTAAGCATAGCTTCCATTGCGTCAATACACTCTATGTCTCCTTCGTTATAATGTTTCGGGTTATTTACAAGCTCCTCTCGTATCTCGTATGAAGATTTATTAGCATCTCCACTATAGTAATTAAAGTAATCTTTAAATTTATTAGCTGGCATATTTGTCCTCCAATTCTTGTAGCTCTTGTTGACGTACGTTAAATTCATCTGCTTCTCTTGACTTAGGGTCTATCCATTCGTCAGGTAAAGTTTGTTCTGTGTACCAACGAAATCCATTAGCAGTTGCCCATTCACCATGCGTTCTTTTAGTTCCGTCCTTACGTACTTTAGCTCCCGGCATTGGTGCAGATGGGTTGGCAAACAAAAAAACTAATTCCATATTTTTGGGTAAGTGTTTCTTTACCCAGACATATTTAGAATACTCTGCGTGATCCCAGAACCTACCCTTAGATTCTAACAAAATTAACGTTCCCCGTAAAGCCCTTGTGAAGTCTGGTTCATAGGTGTGCGGTATTACATAGCTTACTTTTTCTGTGTGGTGTTCCCAATCTTTTAATAAAGTATCGTGTAGTATGTACTCCCAGATACTATCGTATCCTTTTATTTTATCTTTACGTGGTCGCTTTACTCGTGCCTTACGCATTACAGTACCGCCCCATTAGACTTGACTCTACTCATTAATCCTTTTAAGTCTTCGATTGTAATCTGTTCAAGAGTATGTCCACTCTTTAATAATTTTTTAATACTTTGTTTAGCCCAACGATAAGTGTAAAAGGCCATGTAATACGTGCGCTTAGACTCTATATACTCTTCGCGAGGAAGCATTTGCATAAAGTTTTGTTCGTTTATTTTTTCTTGTTCTTCTTCAGATACCAAACTTTTAACCCAATCTATCAGTAAAGTTTTAGCTTTATTATTTATCTTTTTAGTGGTACGTTTTCGCATTTGTTATCTCCTCTACGTTAGGCGTAGATACAACCTTTGTTAAGTAAGTAATGCCTTTTGCGTACTTGAACATTCTTAAACCTTGCCCATCGTTAGTGTCTTTGTTACATTCTATTTTATGTGAGCAGTACACACAACCTATCGGAAGTTTCATATTACCTTTAATACCTGCTGGTACAGGTTTGTAACATTTTTCTGGAGGCTTACCAAGATTAAGTAGCACATCAAGTAACTTACCGATTAAGGTTTTAATATTTGGCTTATCTAAATCGTCAGGTTGATACAAAGCAATCTCTCCTGATTCTTTATTCATAGCTAAGAAGCCACCGTTCTCTGTACCTTCCGCACGTTCATAACCTGCAAGCTGACTTATGTATCCAAACGGATCGTCATCTCTTAACGTGCCGTTCTTAAATTTTTTAAACCCAAACCCAGATGCAGTTTTGATGTCGATAACTTCGCCATCTATTTTACAATCCATGTGGCCTACAACACCTTTTACTTTAACTTCTTTTTGTTCGTCAGTAACTTCATGGCCTGAGAGTTTGGTTAAGAATATTAAAAGGTCTTCCATGATATGACCGTAAAGAAATTTCATTTGAGTTGAAGGATGGTGTCGTATTTCTCTGTTATCTTTTTGACTGTAGTACAACTGTCTTGCAGGTCTACCTATGTTAGACATTCTTAATTTAAATTTGTTGTGGTTCTGTGGGGTTGCCCAAGTCTTAATTGTACGGGCTATCTTTTGACCTAGTTCATCTACCAGTTCATCAGGAATTTTTCTTTTACCGTCTGTAATATCTGTTACTGTTTGATATATGTCTTCAACTAATGTTGATAGATTTTTCTTCGTAGAGTTTTTCATAGAAGTTCCCAACCTTTTTTATTTGCGATGGCGTTGCTTGATTTTTAATTGAGTTTGCCATCATACAAACAACAATCACGTTACCTTTCTCGTAACCTCTGCGGTTATCAATACGATCAAGGCTTGGAGAGTTTTGCCAGTTGTCAAGTCCCACCTTAAACGGTGTGCCAAGTATCGGACAGCGTTCTCCTATTTGAATATCGTCAAGAGTAAGATTAAAATATATGTTACGTTTCTTTGCTCTGTTACGAGCTTTGCGTAGCATACTTACCTTATACTCTCTATGTTGTGGATTAGACTCTATAGCCCTGTATCTTTCTTGTCTAGTGAGTTTCACTCCAGTTGCCTCCTATTTTATATTCACCGTCCAGTGGACAGTTAAGGTTATAGTATACACCAGCAGCACGTATTGCGTCAACCCCTAGCTGACCTAACTGTTCTGCTTCTTCTTCGAGAACTTCGACTTGCCATTCATCGTGTACATTAGCTACGCAATTTGCAAGAAGATTATTTTCTTTAATTAACTCATCCCAGATCGGAA